AAAATAAAAAAAAAATAAAAAAAAAAAAATTGATTTTTTGATATAGATTATTGTGAATAAAAAAATAAAATGGTAGACTATCTTATTACTCATAAAAATGAACATCCCAATGATTGGAATGATAGTGAAAGTATTAAAGAATATAAATATCCATTAGATTATTTTCAAAAATTGGCAGTTCGTGCTATGAATAAAGATGAAAATGTTATGGCATGTGTTGCGACTGGAAGTGGTAAATCTACATTAGCTGATTATGCCATTGCCTTATCATTTGCTAGGAAAAAACGCGTAATTTTTACTAGTCCTATTAAAGCACTTAGTAATCAAAAATATAAAGAATTTAAAGATGCGTATGGTGAAACAAATGTTGGGTTAATGACCGGAGATATTAAATTTAATCCAGATGCGCCTTGTCTAATTATGACAGCTGAAATTTTAAGAAATTTACTATATAAACATAAAAGTTATACAAAACAGCTCGGTATTACTAGTCAATTAAGTCTATTAGATGTAGATACTGTAATTATGGATGAAGTTCATTATATTAATAATAAAGAACGTGGTAAAGTTTGGGAAGAGACACTTATTATGTTACCTAGTAATATAAAGTTGGTTTTATTGAGTGCTACTATAGAACACCCTGAATATTTGGCAAATTGGTTAGGTTTTCTAAAAAAAAGACCCATACATCTTATTTCTAATACAAAACGGATTATTCCATTAACACATTATATTTATAAACCAACATCCTATGAAGAATTGGCTGATAAAACAGTGCGTGAAAATGCGATTATACCAATTATGTCAAATGATGGAGTATGGACGGGTCGTGAATATAGTAAATGGGAAAAAGAATTTAATAAAATGATTGACCATACTTTATCAAAAGATAGTATTGAATATCAAAAACAAGCGGCTAAAACCTATACTGGCCAAAATCGACTTAATAATTTAATAGATTACCTAAAACTTTGTGGATTATGTCCAGCTATTTGTTTTGTATTTTCACGTAAAAATTGCGAAAATTATGCCGGAGGTATTCAAGAAAGTTTAGTAACTGGTAAAGAAGCGTGTGAAATAGAAAATATATTTCATTTCTATACACATGCCTATCGTAAACAATTAGAAATTCTTCCACAATATTATTCTATATTAGATTTACTTAAAAAAGGTATTGCCTATCATCATAGTGGATTAGTGCCTATTTTAAAAGAAATAATAGAAATAATTTTTAGTAAAGGATTTATCAAAGTGTTATTTGCTACTGAAACCTTTTCAGTCGGTCTGAATATGCCTACCAAAACAGTAGTATTTTTAGAATTTAAAAAACCAGAAGGAGAAAAAGGTGGAACACGTATGTTATATACGGATGAATATCTTCAAATGGCTGGTCGTGCTGGACGTCGTGGTATTGATACAAAAGGATATGTAATTTATTTACCAATGCGTTATCCTGAAAGTGAAACAGATATTCGTGTTATGATGACTGGAAAAAAATCAATCATACAAAGTAAAATGGATTTTGGTTTTGATTTTATATTTAAATCATTACATAGTCAAGAATATCATTGGAGTGATATTGTTAAAAATAGTTATTGGTTTATTGAAATGAAACATCATAAAAATAGATTGCAAAATGAAATAGATGAAATTACAAATAAAATTTCTGAATTAGAACAAGAATTTAAAGAAGGTGAATATAATCAGATCGTTGAAAGACATTCGCTTGAAATATCATTAAAACAAGATAGCACCATACCTATTAAAATAAGACAAAGTAATATTGATAGTTGGAAAAATAGACATATTGGAAAAAAATGGGATATTCTGTATAATACATTTAAAATTATAGAAGAAAATCGAGAAAATTTGTGGAATATTACCTCTGAATTTAATAGTATAGATAATTTAGAGTTATTTATGGGTGGATATGCCTCTTTTCTTGAAAAGATAGGATATATTAATAATATACCGGAAAAATTTACAGATATGAACCATACTAATCTTACTGAAAAAGGAGTTCTTGCTACTGAAATAAATGAAGGTAATACTATATTAATGACTGAACTCTATATGTGGTATACAGAAGATCGAACTCGATTACCAGATAAAAATATATTATTGTCTGTATTTAGTTTATTCTTAATTGGTGATCGGGTTGGATTAATTAATCAAAATACGATACATGATGATAGTCTAACATTTATATCAGACAAAGCCGAATATTTATCTAATCTTGCCTCAGAAATGTATTTAGGTGTTCCGGAAGACCAATGGACTATTACTCAAGAATGGTGGTATATTATTGAAGATTGGGTAAAAAACGCACCTATTTCTGAAATAGTAAGCCAATATAATATATACGAGGGTAATTTAACAAGAGGAATATTAAAAATAATTAATATATTAGATGAATGGAGAAATATGGCTACTTATAGAGGGGATGTGTGGATGTTAGAATATGTTCAAGACCTTGATAAATTATTAATTCGAGACATTGTAATTTCTGATAGTTTATATGTCAGAAATTAAAGAATATATCTTTAAATAATATATTTGATAAATGATGAATTTAAAAATAGAAGATAAAAAAAACAGATTTTTAATTGAATATTGTATAGATAATACGGATAATTCGATATCTATTTTTTTAGAAAATGTGTTAGTTTATGACGAATACCGAGATAAAGGTTTCGCTAAAAGAATTATTTATACATTATGGCGTATATCCGAAATACAAAAAATTAATTATTTTATAGTGAAAGTCATTTCGCCTATAATTCAAAATATTATCACAAATTATTATAAATATGATGTTATAACTAAATTTACATATAAAATTCTTGATATAGTAGATCCAGACTATAGTGAAAGTCTATTGGCTATATTTTTACCAATATACAATTCAATTGAACAATCTAAGATGAAAGAGACGTAACTACTACTCTATTTTTAAGTAGATAATCTTTATAATAATCTGTCACTTGTTCTTCCCGAAAACTTTTTAAAGTTAAACTAGTAGTATCTTTTACAGAATTATCTAATAGTTTAAATTTATAATCACGAATAACAACCATATTTGTATTACTATAATATTCTGTTATAAATTTTTCACTTGTCCAATTTTCTCTAAGTATATAAATAATTACTTTAATATAATTTTTAAGAACCCGTATAACATGATATTTTTTTAGTTTTGCACTATACAAAGTAATTTTACTTTCACTAACTAAATCATTATTAGATAAGGAACTTGTTCCAAATACACGGTACATAATTGTTTATTCAATTTATACACATTAAAAATAAAATCAATTTTATTATACATCATTTGAGGATTTTTTTACCACCATCATATACATAACCAAATTTCATTTCAACCATCCATTTATTTATATGTATTTTACCATTAAAAGCTTCTACTAATAATCGGCCATATTTATCAAATCCTACAATTTTTATAAATATATGATTCGTAAAATGTGACATTAACGCATCACGTGCCTTTTTAGCAGCCTCTTTTTCTTTTTCACGATTTGGATTTGTTTTAGATGGCTTTATTTCAGGAGTATCATATCCATTCATACGAACGGTCCATTGATCAATTTTACCTCTGTAATTCATTAATATCTTACATGTATCTCCGTCATATACATCTACTACGCGAACCCATGTAGAATAATTGATTAAATTAAATTGTTCATATTTTTTATTATTCTCAATGGTTTTAATGCGCCAAATTGTTGAATACTTCCGGGCTAACCATAGTTGACGGAATTCACTTGAATTTGCGTTGTTTGTTGACATTGGTTTGTTTGTTTGTTTTATATTATAATATGATTATTTTGTTTTTACACCTTTTTACAATAAAAATATATAAGGAGAAAATAATAAGAATAAATAAATATGGAATTAAATGAAATTGTCTCACATGTTAAACAAAACAATAATTGGAAAAATGAAAGCAGAATTATTGGAGAAGCTTGTGAAGATTATGTAAAAAATAAAATAAAATGTGTTAGATGTAATAACAACATTTTTGAAAAATATAAAATAAATGAAAAATCAAAAGATCTTATTTGTACTAGTTGTAATCAAAAATATCAAATAAAAGCAAAAAGTGTTACTCGTAATCAACTTAATAATATTATATGTAAAAAACAATTTAAGACAATTGGAGGTGAATATTGGACAACACTAAACAATATCAATGAAAAAATAGATTATTTAATTATTTTATATGAAAAACAAACTTATAAAATATTTAATATTTTATATATAACAAATGAAAATATAAATTCTAATTGTATTATACCAAGAAATCCATTATCTATAAATGCTAAACGAGCAGGATGGCAAGGATGTATTATAATATTTGATAATATACAAATAATACTATAAAATCTGCGTTTTAAATGGTAAAATATGTAACAGAGAATTTCTCTTTCATTTACATGATTATATATTTAATATTATATGATAATATACAAACAAATGATACTTTTAACAAATGAAACAGTTGATATACTATTAAAAAGTAATGGAATATTCTGTGAAATTGATGAAAACTATAATACTAAAATACTGAAATTACAAAATGCTGGATTATTAAATAAAAATGAAGAATTTTATAACAATGAAATGAAATTGATATTAAATGTAAGATCAGGTAAGGATGTAATTGATGAGCGCAATCTACAAATACAAAATTTTTTTGTTGATGGTTCATATAGACGATTAGGAGTAGGTTATTCAAACTGCGTTTATCCAAATGGACCAGTATATGACGGGAATTATACTTTATTTTCTAATTATGAATGTAATGATAAAACAAAGCCTTTTCTCCAAAAAAATATATTAGGACAAACAGTAGCAAATAACGAGACGCGTATTTCTATATTTACATTTAATATTTTAAATAAAGCTACAGTATCCTCTAGTCTTGGAACGGCTATTAGTGGAACTTATTATATTGATGGAGATAGGTTATATGCTAATTTTGACGAAGGTTATTATGCTACAATAGGTGAAATAGCAAAAAGTCAATATATTTATCAAAAAACACCTGGTGGTTATACTTTTACACATTATGTTTGGAATAAAAATGAAAAAAAATATGAAATTGTTCATGTTAATCATTTAATTCGATTATTATTATAATGATATAAAGATAAGACTATTATATATAGTAGGGGAGTAAGAAACTCTTACAAACCTATTTTGGCTCTTGTAGCTCAGTTGGTTAGAGCGTCCGGCT